ATACTGAATGCAATTAATAAAGTAATTATTGATTTGAGTGCTAAACGAAAAGCATTAGGTGGTAGTTCAAAAAAACAATGGGATAAGCTTTCGGATATTATTAGTGAGCTCCCAAAACACACCTACCCTCATTCATTACCAAAAAACCCAAGAAGATTATCTGATAAATTCAAAGACTACAAACAAGATGGTTATACATCTTTAATCCATGCAGGTTATTGCAATAATAATTCGGAGAAAATCAATGATGCTGCAAAGATTTGGTTATTGGCAAGATGGGCAGATAGAGTTATTAAAGTAGCTAACTACAGTCAATTGTTGTATGAATACAACGAAATGGCGAAGAAAAAAGGCTGGGTTCAGTTAAAAGAAGAGAAAACACTATCTATTTATTTGAATAAAGAAGGTGTAAAACATTTATGGTATGGACACCGATATGGTGATGCTGCATCTAAAGAAAAATACACCTATCAACATAGTACAATACTACCAAGTATGAGAGATTCGCTATGGTATAGTGATGGAACTAAACTAAACTACTTCTATCAAGATGAAAAAGGAAATATAGCTACATGTCAGGTATATGAAGTTATGGATGTGTATAGCGAAGTACTTCTTGGGTTTCATATTAGTAAAACAGAGAGTTCAGACTCTCAATATCCTGCTTATAAAATGGCTGTTCAAATTGCTGGACACCGACCTTATCAATTGGGTTTTGATGGACAGGGTGGACACAAAAAACTTCAAGCAGGAAACTTCTTAAATAAGCTTTCTCGATTAGCAATTAAAACAGCACCATACAATGGTCGTTCAAAAACAATTGAAAGTGCATTTGGTAGATTTCAAAGTCAGTTTTTAAAACAAGATTGGTTTTTTACTGGACAAAACATTACTGCTAAAAAAGAGGAAAGCAAATCGAACCGAGAATTTATTCTAGCCAATAAAAATAGCTTACCAACATTAAAAGAGGTTGTTGAAATATACAAAAAAAGAAGACAACAATGGAATGAAGCTGTACACTACAAAACAGGATTGCCAAGAATAGAAATGTATAGAAATAGTATCAATCCACAAGCTCCTGAAATTGGAATATGGGATATGATAGACTTGTTTTGGGTGGAGCGTGAACAACCTGTTACCTGTGCTGGTTATGGCATTTCATTTACCGAAAAGAAAACTAAGTACACCTATATGGTTTACAACGAAGACCAATTACCAAACATAGAATGGTTAAGAAACAATATTGATAAGAAATTCTATATCAAGTTTGACCCTGAAGACATGAGTTCGATTAGACTTTACGAAAAAGATGCTTTAGGATTGAGATATGTTGCGGAGGCTCGAACTAAAGTGGAAGTACATCGAGGAAAACAAGAGCAAGAAGCTTGGGAAAATGAATATATCCAAAAAGTTAAACGTGATAATGAGATTGTAAGAATTAAGGCAGATGAAACAATGGATAATGTACTTGAAGAGCATGAAATGTTGCCCGAACAATATGGTTTAAAATCTCCTTCTCTTCTTGGAGTGAAAAGCGATAGGAAAAAAGCACCAAATAATATTGGCAAAGTACAAAAGAGAGAGAGCAACCTTGTATTGGTTGATAGGAATGAAGACGACTTATTTGATAGAATGTAATTAAAACTAAAATAGAAATGACCGACAACAAAGAAAAATTAGCAATTAGATACAAGCTGCAAGAATATTGCGAATTGTACGAAAGTCAAAACAAGGCTGCCAATTCACTTACAGGAGTATCATCGGCAACCATTAGCCAAGTTTTAAATAAAAATTGGGAATTGATAACTGATGAAATGTGGAGAAACATTGCTTCTCAAATTGGGTATTCATCATCTGATTGGGAAGTAGTAAGAACGAGAGATTTTAATCTAGTGATGAGTCTTTTGGCTGAGGCACAAAAATCAAGTCAAGTTTTTGCAATTACTGGAGAAGCTGGCAGCGGAAAAACAGAAGCAGTTAAACATTACGCTAGTACATTTAGACAAACATACCTTTTAAGATGTTCTGAATATTGGAATAGAAAAGAGTTTATGTCAAACCTTTTAAGAAAAATAGGAACAGACCCATCAGGAATGAAGGTTGCTGAAATGATGCAAGAAATAGTTAATAGACTTAAGAAACAAAAGAACCCTCTTATCATCATGGATGAGGCGGACAAATTAACAGACCAAGTAATATACTTTTTTATTACCATTTATAACGAATTAGAAGACCATTGTGGCATCGTCCTTTCATCTACGGACTATTTATCAAAAAGAATATTAAACGGCATTAAATCGAATAAAAAAGGCTATAAAGAAATCTATTCTCGATTAGGCAGAAAGTTTATCGAATTAAACGGAGTTGATTTTACAGATGTTACGCAAATATGTGTTGCAAACGGAATAGAAGACAAAAACCTTATTAAAAAAGTGTTTATGGATTGTGAAGCTGACATCAGAAGGGTTAAGAGGAAAATTTATGCTATAAAAGCACAACAACAAAAGCAAACAGATAATGAGCAAGATTAAAAGAGCCATATCGGTTGACGAAATCATTAAAAAAAATTTCATTGAAATGGATTTTGATGGTGAGTTTAAAGCTGCTTTTGGAACTCCTGAACGCTCGGGAATTTGGATAATATGGGGTAATTCGGGTAATGGTAAAACGCGATTTTCTATGCAGTTGGCTAAATACCTAACAAAGTTTGGAAGAGTGGCTTACAACACTTTAGAAGAGGGAGCTAGAAAGAGTATGCAGTTGGCTGTTGTTGAAACAAACATGAAGGAAGTATCAAAACACTTCATCATTCTCGATAGAGAGCCAATTCCTGAACTTAAAGAACGACTAAGAAAACGAAAAAGCCCCGATATTATTATCATAGACTCATATCAATATACAGGATTAACAAAGCGAGAATATGTAGAGTTGAAAGAAGAGTTTGGGAATAAGCTTTTTATTTTCATCAGTCATGCTGAAGGTAAAAATCCTGAAGGACGAACTGCAAAGTTTGTTAGGTATGATGCCGATGTAAAAGTTAGAGTTGAAGGTTATAAAGCCTTTCCAGTTAGCCGATATGGAGGTGGTGAACCTTATACAATTTGGCACGAAGGAGCAGAACAATATTATTTAGATTAAAAACAAAACCTATGATAATGAGCGTACTATTTTATGTATTTACTAAACCAAAAAAAAATGTTGACAAAGAACCAATTAAAAACCTTTCCTGTTCATACGAAACAAAAGGGACACATCTCTTTAATGAGAGAAAAATTTATATCCAACAGAGTTCTTATCCTGACGGAACTACAGTTATCAGAGGACAAATATCGTGATCTATTTTTTGAGGCTGGATGTTTGTTTCTAGAACAAATGTATAATAGAGAAGATGAACACTTGTCTGTTTGGTATGAAAGGCTTGCAAAAGATTCGAGATTTAAATTTTGGAAATGGTTTGAAGCTGAGTTTAAAATTCTTGAAAACGATTGGTTGAATATACTAGCAGGAGGTAATTACAAACTAACAGAATGGAGGTTTAAAGAGTTTTTAGACCAATTAACCAACGATATTTATTTAGAACAATCGCTAACACAGTTTTTAAGCCGACTGCCTTATGTTGAACTATAAAGAGGAACTCACCAATCGAAAAAAGAAAATCAAAGCTGAATTAAAAGCTCATGAGGAACTTTTGACAAAAAATGTTTTTAATAGCCCCGAATGGTGGAAATTATACAAGAAAATCAATAGCCTGAAAATAGATTTAGAAACTGCAAATAGTAGAATTGAAAACTTAGGCAAAACAAAAGGGATTGAACCCTACAGAATTAACAATGATGTTTTACAAAAACTAAATTTTTATTAAGATGAAAAAACTAGACTACCAAAAAAGCAACCAACCAATGTGGAAAGATGAAAAAGGAATAGAAATTCCTTATTCGAGAACTACTAAGAGTGAAAGATTGCAAGAGCAACAATCTTATAAAATAGCTAAAGAAGCTATAAAGTTAAATACTGATTTATCAGCGTTTAAAAACCGTATAAAAGCTATTTGTATAGAGGTTTATGACACCTTTATGACTGAAAATGATAACACCACTCCTGGCAAAGGAAATTTCACTTGGAAAAACTTCGATGGCTCTATTAAAATTGAGTGTTCGGTTAGCGAAAGAATTGAATTCGACGACTTAACCATTACAGCGTGTAAAGATAAATTGAATGAGTTTTTAGACGAGAATGTTGAGTCTAAAGAAGACTTTGTAAAACAAATGGTTGTTGATGCTTTTGAAACTAGCAAAGGTAAACTTGATGCTAAAAAAGTAATGAGTCTTTTACGTTATCGTTCAAAAATAAAAGCATCTAAATTTCAAGAGGCATTAAACTTATTGGAATCAGCAA